CTGTACCAGCTATACCAACTATTACATATCCTGTCGTATGCTGACAAACCAAATCTTGGTTGTAGATAGCGTCAGAGGATGCTGCAACAGGGTATTCACCTAAACCCATGTTCTCATAACCATTGCCGTACATCTTAATTGGTTTCAAGCCGAAACCGACTGATGAACTATTAGCCATAGTTTTTTCTCCTTAAATGAGATGTTTTACCATCTCGGTTAGTTTAATTCGCTGGTTTTGAATTGTTAAAAAATTAACTACTCTTTGCCACCGAAGGTTGTACGAGATTGCCTATCGATATCGAGAGGCATACTCTTATGCTGTTCCTTCATGAGATCGTTGTCTATTGCCTTCATTTGATCCTGCGCCTGTCTCATATAATAGTCAGTTCGCTGTCTCGCAATCTCTTCTGGTACCCTTGTCAGCACAAGGCCTCCGTGCCCGATCACCCCTGCGTATTTGCCATCTTGCACTACGGGAAAATCTTCTTTTGGATATTCGTCTGCTCTTACTAATTCGTATCCTGATCTTAATCGACCTTGAACGTTTTTAGTATCGACGAATCCAAGGATTTCTACCCTGACCCATCTGTGTCTGTAGCCGTTTGGCGCGTTGGGCGTATCTAAGTACGATGGTGGAGCCCAAACTTTAGGTTTTTGTTTTACTTGAACCTTTGCAGATTGTGTTTCAACTTTCGTTGAATCACTCTTGCTCGTTTGACTCGCACGTGGTTTGGCTTTTTTATCTTTTATCTTCATATGCTTATGCCTCCTTCGTGTTCATAAGTTGTTTCGCATATTCTTCTAGTGGCACACCTAATTTTTTAGCAATTGCTACTTGGGAAGATGTGAGTTTCACCGATTTGCGACCTGTCTTTGGACTACGCGTTGCAGATGCAACTGTTTGAGTAGGTTTACTGGTCGTTTCTTTTATCTTACCAAATTTATGCGGGAATTCAAGTTTAATTCTCTTATCAATCTCTTCATAATAGTCGTCAGATTGAGGATCAAACCCTTCTTCTTCGGTAAGTTTTCTATGTAAGTCAAAAGCTGTGTACGTCATAGCCGAATCTGAGCCAAACCAAGTGTTTTTTGATGCCCACTCGGTAGCTTTTGGATCAGTTTCAGGGTTGTTCGTAGGCATTTGAGGTCTTTTTTGTTGTTTTGACTCTTCCTCTCTTGCTTTTGACTCCATTTCTTGCCTAGTTTTAAGTTCTGCAAGTTTTGCTTGCTCATAACCTAGTTGAGAAATTTGAGTTGACGCTTCAACTTCTGATTTAATGTCGTTATTTTCTCTAGCAGTCTTTAATTTTGATTGTGCAGCTGCTAAAGAGGACTTAATTCTATTCTCCATCTCTGATGCATAGCCTGTATCAAGTTGAGAAACTCTAGAAGTAAGTGTGTCTCTTTCCTTTTTAGTACGTTCTGCAAAAGATAACGCTTCATCACGTTGTCTTTCAGCCTCACGCATCTTTTTAGTAAGTTTAGCTATCCTTTTCTTAACTCCTTCAGAATAGTCTTCATGTTCTTTACCGTCACTTTGTTGTTTATCACGCCCATCCTCTTTAGATTCATGAACATTAGGCTGCTCAGTAGGTTTCTCAGATGAATCATCGGACTGATTATTGTCTTGAACGCTTGTTTCAGTTTTTGTTTCATTGTTTTGTTCCTCTGTTTGTTGTTCAACAACATCGTCTTTCTTGTCGTCTTGCAATTCGATCTCGGCACCAGGACCACTAGTGTCGATATCAATTGTTTTTTTGTCTTCTTCGCTTGGCATAGTTTTTTACTCCTCTATGTTAAAATTCGTGGAAGATATCTTCAGGGTTTTCCACGGTCGCTAAAACTTCATCATCGTTAAGAAGTCTTATCTCACCCCCGTCTATTTTAATTCGTGATCCAGCATATCTTGCAAAGATAACCCAATCACCTTTTTTGCACCACGGACCTTCAGGGTATCTCTCTTTGTCGTAACAATGAGGACCCATAGATAATACCAAACCACAAGTTGACGCTACTTGTGATCTCTCTACTGTTTCATCTGCTAAGTAAATACCACCGCTAGTTTTTTCCTTTTGTTTAAAAGGTAGAACTAAAATCCTCCAACCTGTTGGATTTGGTAATTTAGCTGAATCTGATGATAAATCTTTTTCTTTTTTTTCTATTGATTCTGGTTTTCTTACACCAACTAAATCTTTATTTGGTAGAATCACCTTTTGTTTTGATGTCGATGACTGTTCCGTCTTTGTCATTTTGCTCCTTTTTATTTAGCAGGGTGGATATTTCCTGTAGTAAATATTGATACGTTCGTATCTGCCCTAACATATATTGATATTTTTCCATATTGTCAACAGCTCCTGAAGCCATTGCTGTAACAATATCTTCATGACGTTGTGATATGATTCGTTGTAATTTACCTATTAATACAAAATCTTCCATTATGTTTTCCTCTTTCTATCTACGTTTTTTATTTTTCCTTTATTTTTTGTTGCATAAAAAACCTGTTCACCACGTTTTTTTCCGTAGTGTTTTTGCATAGATTTTTTAATTTTTTTTCCTTTTTCAGTTAACGGCATTTTTCCTCCTATAATTTAAAAGCCTGTAGTTCTTTTAATTTTTCTGAAGCATCTACAATTATCTGTAATTGTTTATCAATCTCTTCGATATGTTGTGGATGTTCACCAATACCAACTGAGTGATCCAAATAAATTTTTATAGTTGCATCAGCTTCAGATATCTGAGCATTGTATTTATCCTCTAGTGCTTGAAGTATTGCGTTTCTTAGCATTTCGTATAGCCTCCTTTCCACGTTTAAAAATAGAAGCGACTTGTGACTTGCCCATAACTTTGGCTCGCTGTTCTCCAACAGTTAAGATTTGTATTTTCCTTGCAAACGGTTTAGATATCTTTTTAACTTTTGCAACAGTCTTACGAGCATCAGCAGGAGTCGCAAACTTAATTCCAACAGTATCTTTAGGATTCTCATCGGTGTACAATCTCCTACCTGAACCTTTTGGTTTTTTACCTGTGCCTTTTTTTGGATCCATCATTTCTCCTTAATATTTTTACATGTTCACGCCATGCCCATGAGTTGATTTTACCAGCCCATTTCATGATGAAGTGTAATGTATTATAAATATATTTGTCTAACATTTCCATCTTCTGCGTGCCTGACGGATACGAGAATTTGGATCGTTACGAGTTTTTGCTGATGATCGTTTAAGTTGTCCTAGTGATCTAGCGCAGAAAGATTTTCTACGTTTAGCAGCTTTTGATCCAGGCTTCACTTTTCCTGTCACGGCTGTTTTTAGTTTAGAGCCGGGATTCATTCTTCGATAGGCTTTGACACCGGCTCGTGTCATACCTGCTCCAGACTTTGTAGGTCTGTAGTTCTTTTTATTTCTAGCAGGCATAGATTTTCGTTCTCTTCTCACACTATACCTCCCATACTCATTGATTTTCTTTTTGGTGCAAACGTTGCAGCTCTAGATGGTTTAGGACCTGTGTTTGCTTTAGCTTGTTTTCTTGCGACGGCACCCGCACGTTGCCCTTTGCTCATCGCTCTTGCTTTTGCAATGGGCACGCATTTTGGATATTTTTTTCTTTTTTCTCCACCACTCCTTCCACATTTCGGAAAAGAACCATCGGGCTTTCTGTTTGCAATATCTACCCAATTTTCCTTCACCCATGATCGTAACCCTTTTTTGGCCATTACTTTTTCTTTTTGTTTTTAATCTTTTTAAGAAATTCTTTTTTCTTACTTAAACCTAGAGTGGGTTTTATACTTTTAATTGGCTTTGGTTGTCTTCTCATAATTATCTAATCTCACATCCTTGACCTTTGATCAAGCCACCTTTTGCTTTTTTAGTTCTATTTTTTTTACCACCTGGTGTGACTTTACCTGAACATACTGCTGATGCGTACATGTTTGCGTACGCGGATGGGTAAACTTTGAATTTACGTTTCGCGGCAGCCTTACCTTTTGGACAAAGCTTTGCCATATTAGAATCCTTTTCTAGCTAGTTTAGGGATACCTCTAATCAAGCCACCTTTTCTAGCACCTTGGATATCAAAGCCTGTTGTATTTCCTCTTACAGCTTTTTTAATTTTTTTAGAAGTTTTTCCTGACAACTCAGGTTTAGAAATATTTATTTTTTTACCAAAAAATCCTTTACCAGATATTAAAGGTTTCTTTTCTTTTTCACCTTTTAATCTTGTATTGTATTTCTTACCTTTAAAAGTAAATTCTTTTTTACCTGCTTTTCTAGCTGCTTTAAAAGCTTGACCAAAGTTACTAACTTTAGTTCCTGTTGCTTTTTCATAAACAGGTTTTTTACCTGTATCTGCACCACCACCTTTACCTGATCGTGCTTTAGCATCAGCTGCTTTTGATTTTGCAATTTTACTAGCAACTTCTTGTTTAGTCATCGTAGAGTATTTTAGTTTACCTTTTTTAGTATCATCTCTAGTTGACTTAAATTCTTTTTTACCTTTTTTTCTAGCTTCACCAAATTGCTCTTCAAAAGTTGGCGCAACTTTTTTTCTAATCTTATCAATTCCTCTTCTAAAGAATCCTGCTCTCTGTTTAGCCATTATTTTCTAAGCTCCCTAACTATTCTTTTCTTTTCTGCTTTAAGATTTCTTTTACCTCTTCGAGTTCTTGCTCTTTCAGCATCAACTCTACCAAGTTCTTCAAGTCTGTTCATTCTTCTAGTATTTCTTCTACCAGCCATACCACCATCTTTTCTAAGAACTTTACCACCTAACATTTTAGTTTTACCTGCGTAGTCAGCTTTTTTATAAGCATCACTATCAGTTATTTTTTTTAATTCTTTTTGAGATTTAAGTTTGTGTTTTACATTACCTTCTCTACCAGCTAAAGGATGTTCTGATCCTTTTGATTTAACTTTACCGCCATCTTTCATGTAACCCATTTTGTTTCTAACTTGAGTTGGTAACTTTGCTAAACCAGGGTTTTTACTAGCATCAACTGGTTTTAAACCTTTTCTTTTTAAAGCTGAACCACCATCTTTAAATCTTTTTTTACCTTTTTTATTCATTTCAATAATTTTTTTAATTCCAGGATAGTCTTTGGCTTTACCTCTACCAACTGCCATTATTCTTTTTTTACCAGAAACTTTTCCACCTTTAGCATACATCTTTCCACCTTTCATACCCATGTCAGGTGTATAGTATCCGTGTTGTTGTGCTCTTCTAGCAGCGCCTGCAATTCTTCCGCCTGCTTTCATCATAGGTCGTTTCATCATCATGCCACCACCCATTTTTCCAACTCTTGCTTTAGTGCCTCTAGGTTGAGTGACCTGTGTATTATATCTTGGGTTCGCCATTTTTAAATCTCCTTATTTTTTTCCATTACGGAAAATTTGTGTTCCCTTTATACCATAAATACTCGCAACTACAAGTATCCATAAATTAGTAAACCAGCTTGGCAACTGTGAAAACATCTCAAAGAAAAGTTTCACCTTGTCCATCGCTGTTGGATCGTCACTGACGACCGCCCAAGCCAACACCGCTACCGGCGTTGATAAAATTATGAGAACTGCCTCGTCTTTCCAGTCAGATTGACGAGCTTCTAATAATTTACCCTGGTAAGCTTCCTCACCTCGGGCTTGCTTCTCGGCATGCAGAAGCTGTGCTTCTGACATTGCCATCTTGGCCTTCTGCTTATTAGCATAAATTTTACTACCAGCAGAAACGGCTAATCTAATTGCCGATAACCACATATTAGTACCAAGTTGCCTTTACAGGTTTCTTCTCGGGTCTAATTCTTCTAGTACCCTTTACGTCTACAGTTTGAGACTCATTAGGTTTTGTTGCTTCAATCTCAACTCCACCTTTTGCAAAACCATCTTTGTTAATAAACATATTATGGTCTACGTGAGTCATGCCTGCGTGACTAGTTTTATTTTTTTTCATAATGTCTCCTATTATAGGTTATCTACGAGGACCTTTCAAGATTCTTACATCTCTTTGTTTGAATCTATCGTTTTCTATTTTCCCGTCGATACTCATCTTAGTTTTAGTTAATGAAGTATTTGCTCGTAATTCAGCCAATTCTTCGTTTTGCTCCATCTTCTCTTCTTGAAGTCTTTGGTTCATCATAGATTTCATTCGGTCTAAATCTATTCGTTCCTGACCTTCAATTCGTTTTCTCTGATCATCCATTGCTTTTAGATCAAGTTCTCTTGCTCTTAATTTAGCGATAGGATCATTACCAAACTCACCGATTGTTCTTTGCTCTTCCTTCATAAACTCAATAGTCATCTCTGCTTCAAGTTTAGCTTTTCTAGCTTCCATCTTGATAGTTAAGTTTTGAACCATTGTTTGTGTTTCAGGGTTTTGAGCCATCATTGGATTCTGCTGAATAGCAGCCATTTGTTGTATATCTTCTCTAAACTCTAGTTCTACTTGTTCTTGTGCCATCAAAGCAATGTGTTCGAATATATTTTTTTCTAACGCAGCTAAAACCATAGGATTATTTCTAGCCATATTCGTTCCCATAAATGCAATGTGTGTATCTATGTGGGCTCTATGATCTTGACCCGGGAACGCTTGAAAAGGTTTACCTGACATTGCCATAATGTTTTCTGTAGCAGGATCTGTTGGTACAGGTGGTTGTGGTGGAGGTAAAATTAAGTTTACATCTTTAACACCAATCGCTTGATACATGTGTTTGTATGCTTCGTATAGATTATGCATACCAGGATTCGATTGTGCTAATTGTAATTCTGTTTGTGCAATAGATATTCTTTGTGCTTGTGAAAATATATTTGGATCAGCTACAGGAATAATATCTACCTTATCATCAAAATCTTGTAGCTTAATATTTCTTTGTGCACCCACAACATCGTAAGGATATTCAGCAGGTAAATAAGTTTTAAAACAATCTGCTAATAATTTAAATTCGTGTTTTAATCCAACATATAATCTTTTATGGATAGCAGACATTACACGTGAACCTCTTTCAAGTAATGCAACTGTTGTACCAACCGCAGCACCTTGATTACCATCACCTACACTCATGTCAGATATAGCAGCAAACCTTTGACCTGCGTTTACTACAATACCCATCAATTGTAATAATGTTGCTGATGGTTCTTTGAAAGGTAAAGTCATAAAGGCATCTCTGATGTTTCCACCAGGTGCATCAACATCTCGGAACTCACCAGGCTGAATCGATTGTGCCTGATCTGAAATACGAATTCCTCGTTGTTTAAATCCTGCGGGCAAATTAGAGAGGGTACCCGCATCCAATAATTGACGTAGCGCTTGAGTCGCTGTTCGTGATAAACCGCCAATCATGTGAATCAAACCAAAGCCATAGAATCCAAGTCCTGGAAGAAATTTAAAATGGACAAAGTATTGGATCTTTTTTCTAAGGGGATCGTCAGCTTTGTAGTTTCGTTTGATTGCTAAAACTTTTCTTGAAGATGTATCAATCGTTACAAGGTAAGGTAATTTAATTCCTGTTGTATCTCCTGATTCATCTCTGTCTTCAAAACCTTCTAAGTCTAAATTAACATGACACTCGATTAATTGAAATATTGTTTCATCTCTTCCTGTTTTTTTAACACCTTCTAAATCTCTTTCTTTTTTTGTAACAGGATCATCTTCTAAATAACCAGGACTAATTTCAATGTCTCTGTAGAAACCTGCTAGCTGTTGTTTTCTTAAATCGTTTTCTGAAACTTTTACAGTATGTATAACTGCTTCTGCTTCCTCTAATGATGTTGCAGTGTACGGCACGATTAAATCATCGGCAGGTACAAATTTCGAAACGGCTCTTTCTAAAAGATCGTCATAGTAGACTTTCTTAAAGGAAGAGCCGGCAAGAGGGAGATAGAAAAGCATTTGGTCAAAGTCAGGTTCGTATTCCTGCATGACATCCATTAATTGATAATTCATAAAATTTTTAACACGCTCTGCTTGATCGTGTTTTTGTGGAGTGATAGCTCCTAAAATCTGAGTTCTGACAGGTCCGTCAGCGGGTAATAATTCTTTATACGCTCCTGCTTGAAACTGTGTTACAGCTTCGGCTAGTACAGGGTGCGTGGCTCCTGAAGCTCCTTCAAATGGTTGTGAAGGGTTGACATATTTAAATCCTAAAAGATCTAAACCTTTACTATAAGAATCTTCCCAATCTTTTCTAGATTGTTTGTATTCGGTATAGTTTGAATAAAGTTCAGAACCTAGTTTATCTAACATGTCTTCAGGTAATAAATCTGCTAGGTTTGCGTAATGATCTGGAGTACCTTCTTGGTTCACGGCTCCTGGTTCAAAGTTAATATCTACTGAACCATCTTCTTGTTCGATAACTTCTGTTTGACCGGGTAACGATTCTTCAATCGTTTCTTGTGCTTCTACGATTTCTTCTTCCGCAGGTAGCTTAACTGTTTGCTCTACGTTGGGAAGAGCCTTGTCGATATTGTCGTCTGCCATTTAATTTCTCCAATCTCACTACTTTAACTTGTTTTAACGGAACATTCAACCCCTGTGGGTTAGGTCCTCTCAATGGTGGGATCGTTCTCGTTAATCGTTTAACCATAATAAACCCTAGGTTCCTTAGGTTTAATTTCCTCTCGTTCGTCTTCAGGGTGTTGTAAAAATCCACCCTGTCTAAATCTCATTATTGCTTGGGTCATCGAATCCACATAGTCATCATGATCTCCATTTGGAAATGCAGCACATTCCTCGACAACCTCCTGTGCATATTGTTTATGCATAGGAGCCCACACTCTACCACTTTCAAAAAAAGGTGCAACTGTATTTACACGAACGTGCTTATCGTTTCCTTTAGACGGAGTGTAATTAACGACAGGTATACCCATTCTTGACAATTCATGAGTAAGCGGGATCCCTGATGCCTTAGCCTCGATTAACACCATCTGAGGTCGCCAAAACAAATATGATTCATGAGCCACGCGTCGTAGCTCGGGGAACTCGTACCTATCTTTTTCAGCATCTAATAATATTATATGCATTTGGTTTTCATCATCACGAAACATGCCCCAGGTGGTTATGGCAGAATAGTCGGCTGTTTCTTTTTTAAGAAAAGCTGTATCGTAAGATTGAATAATATATTCTGTAGCAGGAGGTCTATCGTCAGACCAATCGTTCCACCACTCTCGTTTTATGATTGCACCTTCTTCTGCTGTTGGAGATTGCATCCATTGTGCATTCCATTTTGCAATAGGTAAAGTTGCTTCGACCTTTTCTAATTCTTCTAGTTGCCAATACTCAGGCCACACAGGTAATCCTGATGGCATGATTGCAGGAAATTCTATAACTTCCCATTGATCACCTTTCACTTCTTTTTGACCATGGATCAAGCGCCCTGTTAAATCTTTTGTAGACCAACGAGTCATTACAACTACAATCGCTCCACCAGGTTGTAAACGTTGTCTAGGTCCTGAAGTATACCACTCGTAAGCTTTGTCAAAACCTTCTTTGCTCATCGCATCTTGTTCTTTGTGTGGGTCGTCAATGATTAATAGATCAGCACCACGTCCTGTTATCGCTCCACCAACACCCGCTGCGAAGTATTCACCGCCACCTTCAGTTTCCCATCGTCCCGCTGCTTTGGAATCTTCTTGAAGTTTAGTTTTAAAAACTTCTTGATACTCGGGAGAGTCAATTACATTTTTAGCTTTACGTCCAAATCTTACAGCAAGTTCTGCTGTGTGAGTTGTTTGAATAATTTTTAATTTAGGATTCCTACCAATCATCCAAGCAGGTAAATAGTTAGAAGCAAACTCAGACTTTGAATGTCTTGGTGGCATGTTCACAATGAGTCTCTTGATTTCACCTGTAGCCAATTTATTAAATTTTTCTGCAATGATTTTATGATGGTACCCTTCTACAAATTCAGGCCACATGTGTTTTACAAATTCCAAAAAATCATCTTTGACCCGAGACTCCTTTTCTCTTTGATGTAACTTTATCTTTGAAAGATAGTATTCTCTTTCGTTGTCTGGGTTCTCAAAATTTTTTATAATATTTTTTTTAGACTTTTTCATATATTGAGTCACGATTTTAGCCTCTCTGACTGTATCGATCCTTGACTTTACTCTAACGTTAGGATCCCTTTTACAATAATATCGTAATTAACTTTTTTAATCAATACTATTTTAACATTGTATTGGTACCTCTATTATAATGTACTTCGTACTCTTATCTTTAAATAAATAGTATGCCTATCGGCATACTTTATTAGGGCAAAATTTCAGGCAAAAAAATCAGGCGACACGCAAAGTGTCGCCTGAAAATTTAATCAAGAACCGATTATTTTTTCTATGATTTTATTCGGACAATGTTTTCTCTCGATTATGTTTTCAAGATTATCGTATGCCCAATTATGAAAACAAGAAGTAGTACAGAAGTATTGATATATCCCATTCGGAACCTCGTCGCTACTTCTACTAGGTGAATATGCCTTTCTTGATTGAAAGGCATTTGCTTTCTTGTTCCATTGATCTTTGTTTCTTTTTTCCCAACAAGTAGGGTTTTGACAAATATTCTTTACCATTTTATTTTGTTCAACCTTTCTTGTCGTTTCATTTCTCGTCTATGTATTTTAATCGCCTCAAAGACAATCAAGACGAAAGCACCGAGAAACAAGATTTTAAGTTCAATAGGCATTTGTAAGATTAATTCAATCATTTAACAATCTCCACAATAATTGCTATCAAACTTATTTCGATAGTCAGTTTTTAAAATCGTATCGCAAGAAAGACATTTATAACCTTTCTTTTTTTCTCTCTCGATTTTTTCTTTCTCTTTCTTATTAACTTCTAAAGGTGTTCGAGAAAGATTTGTTATTGATACGATATTACTTAAATTGAAAGATCGAAAGTTTTCAGCTTGCGTGTCCCAATAAACTAAAATGTTTTTTGAAACAAGAAACTTTGACCCCTCTCTAAAATCGCCATAACGATTATAGTAATCATTTTGATTAACGAAACCATTATGCGTTTTTGGTTTTACGACAATCGCAATCTTGTCATTTCTTTTAAACAACATCAACGACCTCGCTTTCTTTTTTATTTTTTTCTTCCAATAGCTCTAAACGTGATTTTAGGTTTAGAAGTTCTTTTAACAAAATCAAATTGTTGTCTGCATTATTCTTAACCAACTTGATTAAGTGTATCATTTGTTCTTTGTTCATTTTATACCTTTCTTTGTTATGAGGCGATCTTATACAAGATCGCCTCGTTTATCAACCTAGTTCATAACGCTAGATTGTTGTTCTTTGAATAAGGCGATTTTTTCCTCTCTTGTTAGTTTCGCCTTTCTTCTTTCTGCTATACGACTAGCGACATTTTCAGGACTATATAAAGTTAATCCTGTCGAGTTCGATCTGATAATTTGACTTTCTTCAAGTCGAACATCAATATCTAATGCCTCGAAAGTTTTATTCGCTA